CACGGTTGGAGACAACAGTCAAGATTGGGGTAACACTGATTATTACGCATATAAATTAGGTCAACAAACTTTTTCTAATCCTGAGGCGGTTAACATCAATCTTTTTGTAACTCCAGGTATTGATTACCTTAACAATTCAGATTTAGTTGAAAGTGCTATAGATATGATTGAGAACGATAGAGCGGATTCGTTGTATATCACAACAACCCCTGATTACAATATGTTTGTACCATCTACCGGAGACCAATTAGATTTAATCTATCCTCAAGAAGCTGTAGATAATTTAGACCAAATAGGTGTAGATTCTAATTACACAGCAACTTACTACCCTTGGGTATTAACAAGAGATAGTGTTAATAACACTCAAATCTACTTACCGGCAACGGCTGAGGTTACGAGAAATTTAGCATTAACTGATAATATTGCTTTCCCTTGGTTCGCTGCGGCGGGTTACACAAGAGGTATTGTAAATGCGGTTAAAGCGAGACGTAAACTAACTCAAGAAGATAGAGATACACTTTATCAAGGTCGTATTAACCCGATTGCTACTTTCTCTGATGTTGGTACTGTAATTTGGGGTAATAAAACTCTTCAAATAAGACAATCGGCTTTAGATAGAATCAATGTTAGAAGATTATTACTTCAAGCTCGTAAATTGATTTCTGCGGTGTCTGTAAGACTATTGTTTGAACAAAACGATGCTAAAGTAAGACAAGACTTCTTGGACGCTGTTAATCCTATTTTGGACGCTATCAGAAGAGATAGAGGTTTATATGATTTCCGTGTAACAGTATCGTCAGACGCTGCTGATTTAGACAGAAATCAAATGACTGGTAAGATTTATATCAAACCAACTAAATCATTAGAATTTATAGATATTACATTCTATATTACTCCAACCGGAGCTTCTTTTGAGAATATATAATTAAAATTGTTATGACTGACCGGTGAATTCCGGTCGGTTGTAATATAGCCATACAAAAATATATGTTAAAAAATAGAAAATTAATAGAAGGTATTGATGAAACAGGGGCTCCTGATGAAAAATACTACGCATTTGATTGGGACGACAATATTGTATCTATGCCAACTAAAATCGTATTAAAAGATGAAGATGGTGATGAGGTGGGTATGTCAACTGAAGATTTTGCGGAACACAGAACTGAAATTGGTAAAGAACCTTTTGATTATGAAAACCATAAAATTGTTGGATTTGCCGACGAACCATTTAGATATTTTGGTATAAAAGGTGATAAACAATTTATTGTTGACGCTATGTTAGCTAAACCAGGGCCAGCTTGGCCTGATTTTGTTGAGGCAATTAACAACGGGTCAATTTTTTCAATCGTGACTGCTAGAGGACACACTCCATCGGTACTTAAAGAAGGTTGTTATAACTATATTGTTTCTAACTTTAATGGTATTGATTCTGAAGAATTAATAAAAAATTTAGAGAAATATAGAGATTTGGCAGATGAAGAAGAAATCTCTAAAAGTGAGATGATTAGGGAATATTTAAATTTATGTAGATTTTACCCAGTGACTTTTGGTGAGGGTTCCGCTGTCAACCCAGAAGAAGGTAAAATTAAGGCATTAAAAGAATTTGTAGAATATGTTAAAAAAGTTTCTAATCATATCCAGAAAAAAGCATTTTTAAAAAATAAGATAAGTAATTATTTTATACCTAAAGTAGGATTTTCAGATGATGATGTAAGAAATGTTGAAGTAGTTAAAAAACATTTTGAAAAAGAACCAGAAAACATAATTAAAACTTATTCAACAGCAGGAGGAATAAAAAAAGAATATTAAATAAAAAAACTAGTAATAAAAATCTAGTTAGTTATGCTTAATTATAATTTTTAAAGTTTTAAAAGTAAATAGAAAAAATTTTAATTGAGGATATTTATAAGAATAACAATAAAATAAAATAAAATTAAAAACAATTTAAAATGGCTGATTTATTAATGAAAATGCCCATACCGTATGAACCTAAAAGACAGAATAGGTTTATTGTTCGTTTTCCATCTTCTTTGGGAATTAATGAATGGTTTGTTGAAACCGCGGCTAGACCACATATTACAATTAACGCAACAGAAATTCCTTTTCTAAATACTTCAACATATGTTGCTGGTAGATTTACTTGGGGAACAATTAATGTTAAGTTTAGAGACCCAATTGGACCTTCAGCGTCTCAAGCTCTTATGGAGTGGGTTAGATTATGTGCTGAATCTGTAACAGGTAGAATGGGATATGCTGCGGGATATAAGAAAAATATTGATTTGGAAATGTTAGACCCAACAGGTGTTGTTGTGGAAAAATGGATTTTAGAAGGTTCGTTTTTAAGTGATGTTAACTTTGATTCATTAGGATATTCAACCGATGCTCTTGCGTCTATTACGGCAACAATTCGTATGGACCGTTGTATATTAGTTTATTAATTTTTTTACATACCCTTTACATCCAAAATAAAAATCCATATATTTATCGTGTAATACGGTAATGTATGGATTTTACTTTTTTCACAACAAATAATAAGTCGGGATATAAGACAACAGAAAAATGGTTGTCAATTAACCATCCTCAATTATATAAAAAAATAATAGATTATTCTATTGATATCTCTTTGGATTTAATTTTTAAAGAAAAAATATGGTTTTATTATAATAATCTTTTGGAAAGACCAAAATGTGTTACTTGTGGTACGGAATTAAAATTTAGAAATAGATTTGATAACCCATATGGTGAATTTTGTTCTTTAAACTGTATTAATGGTAATAAATTAGAAATGGTTAAACGACAAAAAGAAACCTTTCAAAAAAAATACGGGATTGACTTTTACCCACAACACAAAGATTTTATAACTAAACAAAAAAAAACCAAGTTAATTAACTTTGGTGATGAAAATTATAACAATATAGAAAAAAGTCAAAAAACTAGAATTAAAAAATATGGAGATAAAAACTATAATAATATTGAAAAAAATAAGAAAACTTGTTTAGATAGATATGGTAATGAAAATTATAGTAAAACAAATAACTACAAAAATAAAATAATTCAAAGTTTTAAGGAATTATATCCGGATATTAATTTTATTGACATTAAAAAAGAGTCTGTAAGTATCTTATGTCCTATTTGCAACGAGGTTTTTGAATCGTCAAAACAATTATTATATGAAAGACATAAAAGAAATTATATTATTTGTACTAAATGTAATCCTATAGGTTCTTCAAATAGAAGTGGATATGAAAATGAAATTTGTGAGTTTTTAAACAATTTTAACATTGATTATGAAACAAACAAAAAAATACCGAATAAGAAAACTGAAATGGATATATTTTTACCAAAGTTTAATATTGGTATTGAAGTGAACGGGGTTTATTGGCATAATGAATTATTTAAAAATAAAAATTACCATTTACAAAAAACTATTGATTGTAAAGAAAATGAAATAAAACTTATTCACATTTTTGAAGATGAATGGTTATATAAAAAAGAAATTGTTAAATCAATATTAACGGGTAAATTTGGATTAATTAAAAATAAAATTTATGGAAGACATTGTGAGGTAAAAGAAATTACATCAAAAGTATCAACCAAATTTTTAAATGATAATCACATACAGGGGAATGTTAACTCAAAAGTAAAATTAGGGTTATTTAAGGACGAAACACTAGTTTCTGTTATGACATTTTCAAAAGGTAGGATTATAATGGGGGGTAAAGAAACTGAATGGGAATTAAATCGTTTTTGTAATTTATTAAATCATAATGTAATTGGTGGGGCATCAAAATTATTAAAATATTTTGTTAAAACATATCAACCCAATAAAATTGTTTCGTATTCAGATATTAGGATATTTGACGGGGGAATGTATGATAAATTGGGGTTTAAAAAAATATCCCAATCAAAACCAAATTATTGGTATGTTGTTAATGATTTACGAAAACATAGATTTGGGTATAGAAAGTCAATATTAGTTAAAGAGGGGTTTGATAAAAATATGACGGAACAAAAAATTATGTTTAATAGAAGAATATATAGGATATATGATTGTGGGAATATTAGGTGGGAATATATTATTTAATGTTTATTAAAAAAAGATGTTAACTATAATTATATATAAACAATAAGTTATATGGAACAAGATTTAATTAACGCAGCGACTGAAAATTTTTCATTACCACACGACATAGTAATGCTACCTTCTGGTGGGATATTTTACAAATCAAAAAAGAAATCTATCAAAGTCGGTTATTTAACCGCTAATGATGAGAATTTTTTAATGGGGGCGTCTCAAAATAATAGTAATATTATTATGACTTTATTAAGAAATAAAATTTATGAGCACGATTTAAAACCTGAAGAGTTATTAGATGGTGATGTTGAGGCTATTTTAATTTTCTTAAGAAATACTTCATTTGGTCCTGAATATAATGTAAATTTAGTTGACCCAAAGACATCTAAACAATTCCCATATACAGTAATTCTTGATGAATTAAATATTAAGAAAACTAGTGTCCAACCAGATGAAAATGGGTTGTTTACTACAAAACTACCTAAAACAGGACATACCGTAAAATTAAAACCTTTGTCTTACGGAGACATTCTTAATCTCTCAACATTAGAGGAGTCTTACCCAGTGGGTAGAACAGCTCCTGTTGTTACTTGGAGATTGGCTAAACAAATTGTGGAAATTGACGGTAATTCAAATTCTGGGGATATTTCATTATTTGTTGATTCATTACCAATTATGGATTCAAAATATGTCCGTAATTTCATTAAAGAAAACCAACCATCATTAGACTTAAAACAAACAGTAAAAGCCCCTTCAGGAGACTTGGTAACTTTCGAGATTACCTTTGGGGTGGAGTTTTTTCGGCCTTTCTTCTAATTATCGACAACTTCTAGTCGAAGAGTATTATTTACTCTCTAAATTTATTAGAACATCATATAATGATTTTAACATCATGCCAACCTATATGAGAAAATATTT